TTTAATCAACTACTTGAATCTTTTTGTTATGGCAGAGTACAAGCACAATCGGCAGAAGAATTATTGATTGGTAAACCATGGATCATGGATGGATTTGTAAATTTTAAAATAGATTCCTTTATAGATTTTCTAAGACAAAAAGGATTCACACATTATTCAAAAGGTCAAATTCAAGAAAGAATAAAAGAAATAAATAATGGCGAAAAATGTAGTGAAGGCAAGTCTTTTAAAACTACAGATGGAAAGTGGAAAACTGTTCGTGTTTGGTGGATTCCAGAAATAAAAGAAGAAGTTGAAATACCAAAGGTAGAGTTTGAAGAGGAGCCACCATTTTGATAGAAGTTATCGTATCTTTTTGTATCGTTTTAGTAGAAGAGGCAAGACACAAGGGTGGAGAGTCTATTTGTAACTTTTATAACCCTGGTGTTGTGTTTGAAAACAGAGATCAGTGCATTAAAGATAAAAAATTAATAGAAGATTATGTTGTAGAAGAATTCTGGAAAATACGTCCAGAGGCAGTAAGAATATTTGCGAAAGGAGTGTGCACAAATGGTAAACGGACGGGAAGAACCAATGGCAGAGACAGAAAATGAAATTGCAATATATGGACCACCTGGCACGGGCAAAACAACTAAACTCTTAAATATTATGGAAGAGGCTATTGCAGAAGGAGTTAGACCAGAGAGAATCGCTTTTTTATCTTTTACAAGAAAAGCTGCACAAGAGGCTATTGATAGAGCATGTGAAAAATTTAATTTAGATGAGAAGAACTTCCCACATTTTAGAACACTACATTCACTTGCATTTAGGTGGGTAGGATTTAACAAAGAGGATGTCATGAAGGCTGCCGATATGAGATTCATCGGTAAAAAACTTGGTATTCTTTTTAAAAAAGAAGAGGGTGTCAACATAGAAGACGGAGATTTATTTACACCTGGATCAAGTAATGGAGATAAATATTTTCACATTATGAGTATGTCTAGACTTAAAGGAACAGAACTTATGAAAGAGTTTGATGAGTTTAATGACATGAGTTTGTACCGAGACTACATGCCAAATGTTGCACATACTTATTTAGACTATAAAGAAAAGCATTCAAAAGTAGATTTTACAGATATGCTTTTACAATTTTTAGAACAAAAAACAGGTCCAGACTTAGATATATTAATCATCGATGAAGCACAAGACTTGTTGCCAATACAATGGAGAATGGTCAAGGAATGTTTGTTACCTAATTCTAAAAAAGCATATTATGCTGGAGACGATGATCAATGTATTTTTAATTGGACGGGAGCAAATGTCCATGATTTTTTAAACTCTACACAAAAATCAATTGTTCTTGATCAATCATATAGACTTCCTCATTCAGTTTATAGTGTAGCGAAATCAATCATACAAAAAGTTAAAGTTAGAAAACAAAAAGAATGGAAACCTAAAAAAGAAGATGGTGCTGTGCATTATTACTATGATATAATGGATGTAGATTTCAACACAGGCGAATGGTATATTCTTGCAAGAACAAATAGAATACTTTCCGAAATTTCAGACAATCTTAAACGAGAGGGATATCTCTTCTGGAGAGAAGGGAAAGGTTGGTCTGTGTCTGAAGATAACATCAACAGTATACAAATATGGTTACAAATATGCAAAGGTCAAAGTTTAACAGTTTCACAATGGGTTACTTTCATGAAGAAGGTAAAGAAGGGTTTTATTGGTCATGGTGGCAAAAGAAAAATAGAACAACTCGACCCAGAAAAAACATACTCGTTAGACGATTTATTCAAAACAGATTTAGGACTCCTCTTGAATCTAAACGAAAAAATGAATTGGTACGAGATATTGAATATATCGGAGAAGGATAGAATCTACATAACCTCGGCACGGAGACGGGGGGAGTTCATACTGACGAAGAAACCGAGGATTCGGATATCAACGATTCACAGAGCCAAAGGTGGAGAGGCGGATAACGTAGCTTTAGTTCTTGATTGTCCTAAAATAATAAAGGATAAAGGAGATACGGATAGTGAGCATAGAGTTTTCTATGTAGGAGCAACTCGTGCTCGTAAAACTTTACACATAATAGAACCAAAAGATGAGAATGGATATAAAATATGAAAAAAGACAGAGACTATTTTTTAGCAGAAGCTCAAAAATTAATTAAAGGTCCCAGAGCAAAAGATTATGGACCAGTAAAAAAGAATCATCAGAGAATAGCAGATATATGGACTATTCTTTTAGATAAAAAACTAAAAGAGCCAATCACACCAGAGGAAGTTGTTGCTTGTATGGTAGGGGTTAAAACTGCTAGATTAGCCGAAGACATTAGTAAAGATGATTCTTGGATAGATATTATAGGATATGCCGCTCTTGGAGGCGAAATAATTAATGACAAATAAACAATATCATTTCATTGATCAAGATATAAAAGATTTATCTTGGGGTAACATAGACTTTGATTGGTCACCACCAAGTGATTTTCCAGACTTAACAAAAGCATCAAGGATAGCTGTTGACTTAGAGACAAGAGATCCAAATCTAATAAAACTAGGACCTGGATGGTGTAGAAAAGACGGATACATTATAGGTATTGCTGTGGCTGCAGGTGATTTTCAAGGCTATTATCCTATAAGACATTCTGCTGGAAATATAGATTCAAGAATGGTATTGAATTGGTTTAAAGATCAGATGAATACTCCTCATATTCCTAAAGTATTTCATAATGCAGTTTATGATTTAGGTTGGCTTAGAGCAGAAGGTATTGAAGTCAAAGGTAAGATACTTGATACCATGATTATGGCTCCTTTGATTAATGAGAACAGAAGGTTCTATAACTTAAATAGTTTAGTATCAGACTATTTACAAGAGTTTAAGAGTGAAAAAACTTTGAGAGCTGCTGCAAGTGAGTTTGGTGTAGATCCAAAGTCAGAAATGTATAAATTACCCGCCAAATATGTGGGAGCATATGCAGAACAAGACGCTGCAGTCACGTTAAGATTGTATGATCATTTACTTCCTATTCTAGAAAAAGAAGAATGCACAAGTATATTTGAATTAGAATCTTCTTTGTTACCTGTCATTCTAGATATGAAAACAAAGGGTGTAAGAGTTGATTTAGATCAAGCAGAAAAAATTAAAAAACAACTGACTTCCCAGGAAAAGAAGTTACTTAATGAGATACTCGAAGAAACTGGTGTTGCGATTGAACCTTGGGTCAGCACATCGATAGCAAAGGTCTTTGACTTTTTTGGACTTGATTATTCTCGCACAGAAAAGATTGGGTCTCCCTCTTTCACAAAACAATTTCTTTCTCATCATTCTCATCCAATAGCGAAAAAGATTGTTAAGATAAGAGAACTTAACAAAGCGAATACTACGTTTGTTGAAACAATTTTGAATCATGCTCATAATGGTCGTATACATTGTGATTTTCATCCTCTCCGTACTGACGATGGTGGAACTGTAACAGGTCGTTTTAGTTCTAGTAATCCTAATCTACAACAAATACCATCTAGAGACTTAGATATCAAGAAAGCAATTAGAGGCTTGTTTGTTCCAGAAGAAGGATGTAAATGGGGATCATTTGACTATGCATCTCAAGAACCAAGATGGTTGGCTCATTATTGTGCCAATGCTGGAGATAGTTACAGACATCCTTTGATTGATGATGTGGTAACCATGTATAAGGAAGGTAAAGCAGACTTTCATCAAATGGTTGCAGATATGGCAAACATTTCTCGTAAAGAAGCGAAGACGGTTAATCTTGGAATCATGTATGGTATGGGTCGTAAAAAATTAGCAGACACACTTGCTATTACAGAAGATGAAGCCATTGAACTACTAGCGACATACAATGAAAAAGTTCCTTTTGTAAAAGATCTAGCGACAAGAGTATCAAACTTCGCTCAACAAAAAGGAATTATAAGAACTCATTTGGGTAGAAAATGTCGCTTTGATTTGTACGAACCAAGAGGATTCAGTGCCAAGAGACCTTTACCTTTAAAAGATGCAGTAAAAGAATATCAAAATGTTCAAAGAGCGTATACATATAAAGCTTTGAATAGATTGATCCAAGGGTCAAGTGCAGACCAAACCAAAAAGGCAATGGTCGATTGTTATGCAGCAGGTTTGTGCCCGATGTTAACAGTGCATGATGAATTATGTTTCAACATTCAAAATGAAGAAGAAGTTGAAAAAATAAAAGACATCATGATGAACTGCGTACCAGACTTAAAAGTTCCTTTTGATGTTGACGTAGAACTTGTCAACAATTGGGGAGAAGTTGGTTAAGTAGTTACTTTGTATACTTGAGCCATTTCTTCAAGCATATCCATCTTACTTTTTTCTTTAGGCTTTTCATTTTCAAAACAATCATAAGCATGTGATAAAATATTTGATCTATCAAGACCAATATCTTTCAATGCTAAGTCATCTAACGATCTAAGAGCTTGTGCTGTTCTAGCAATTTTAATTTTGTAAAATAATTTTTCTAACATGTTAATAATCCTTTCTATTTATATATAGATTGTTTCCTATAAAAAGATAAGGGAACTTTTTTGAAAAACATTCTTGAATCTTTGGAAACAATACCTATATAAAATAGTGAGATGCCAATGATGGGTCTCATAAATTAACTTGCTTTTATAGGAGTAGATGATTTCTTTAACGAAATCGAAAGTTATGCTGGAGAGACAAAGAACACTTACCCACCATACAATATTAGAAAAATTGACGAAGACAATTATATTATTGAAATGGCAGTCGCTGGATTTTCTGAAAAAGATTTAGAAATATCTGTAAAAGATAACATGTTAACTATTGAAGGCAATAGAACACATGATCTAACTACAGGTCTGGCAAAAGAAGAAGAGCTTTTATACAAAGGATTAGCAGAAAGATCGTTCAAACAATCGTTCAGACTGCAAGAATATGTAGAAATAGAGAAAGCAGACTTAAATATAGGTATTTTATCTGTTTTTTTAAAAAGAAACCTTCCAGAAGCTAAAAAACCTCGTATAATAAAGATACAGAAGTTAAAGTAAATTTACGCATAATCACACACGGAGGTGTTGTTTTACCTCTGTGTGGCGATCTGAGAGCCTCGTTTTTTCAGTGATTCCATTATTTTACTGCGTTTTTCGTCTGTTAGCGTTGACCAAGTAGAAATTTCACTTAATGTTCTAAAACAACCAATACAGCTATAATTCTCGATCTTACATACGTTTCGGCACGGGCTTACAATACGCTGTGATTTTTTTTGGAGGTTCATCTTCTTGTGGAATCCTTGGTTGATCTGTTAATTTTTGTGCAAAGTATAAACATCTGTCTACACTTTTAAATCGTTGTGTCTGATTTACGATCTGTGAATCTATCATGAACACTAACAGAAATTCAATCATTCTTTTTTGGTCTTCCAGAAATATTCATCAGTATCTCCTAGTCTAAACTTTTGCCCGTTTTCGACCTGGTATTCTATTGTACTGACTTTAAAGTCTGGTTGCAATGGCTCCTCTGGAGTAAGAGAGTTGTCATAGACTCTCATTCTATTGTTTGGATATAAACAAAACTGTCCGTTATTCAGTTCTAATAAATTAAATGATTTATGTTCTGCTGGTTTTTCACTGGTTGTATAATCAATAACATCTGGATCTGCATGATAGTTGTCTAGCGTTGCGACATATTGACCCGTCAGTGGTCCGTGGTCTCTGGTTAAGACCTCAAAGTCCATGGACGCTATAAAGTTTTTACAAATAGCAACCACCCCATAATCCATACAGTTCCAAAACTGAAGATTGTAAAGATCCATATCTGGCGTGGGAGTAGATGGGTTAGAAACGAATGCAGAAATAGGTAGCTTGTCATACAAAGCACCATAATCAGGAAGGTAAGTTTCAAAATAAAAAGCTCGACCTGGAATGGATTTTGCCGTAACCCAAATACCTTTGACAAACTCTCCATGTCCATCAACGTGATCTCTTAAATATTCT